CGGTGGCCAGCCGATCAAACGCGAAGTCGATCAGCGGGTCCAGCAGCTCGTTCTGCAAGCGCTCAAGCACAGGGCCAAGCATCAGCAGCTTCTCTTCGTGGCGCTCGGCGACCTCGGTGGCGGTGACACCGCTGCGGGTGTCGTTGGCCAGCATGAGGAACAGGTCCTCGTAGAAGTGGGACTTCACCCGCTCGCGGATCTCCTGGATGTCCTCGCGCAGGGCAGCTAGGTCGATCTTCACCTCGTAGAGGGAGCGGATAGCATTCTCAGGACCGACGCTGTCCACGTAGGTGACGCCGCCGGGCAGCTTGTTGACGCCTGCCTCCTTGAGGGTGGACGGTGCCTGGACGGGGGGCTGGACCTGGTAGTCGATGGCCTGCTTCTTACGGAACTGGCCGTGCTGCAGATCGCGGATGTCGGTCAGCGCATCGTGGCCAGGGCCTGTGCCGTACACGTCGTTGCCCGTGACCAACCAGCGTGGCGCCAGGCAGTTGAATGTCTTGAACCCAGACTCACCCAGGAGGCCGTCACCACTGGAAGCGCTGGCCTCGTAGTACACCGACTTGAACGGCATGTTCAGCGCGTCGCGCTTGGTGGTGTCGCGTCCCTTGCGGGGTTCGATGATGTGGTGCACCGTGATCCACTGGTCCACGTTGCCACGCTCGAAGTGGCCCTTGACCGCGGTGCTGCACTTGTCGATGCCGAACTGTTCAACGATCTGACCCACGGTCATGTTGAACTCACGGAACAGGGTGTTTACCTTGCCCTTGTCGTCTGTGGCCAGGGCGTACTCACCAACGGTCAGGGAGTAGCAGTGCAGGACATTCTCGAAGTCCTCCAGCAGCACCATGGCGCCGGTGCCGAAGGCTCCCAGCTCGGTGTACAGCTGGTGGAGGCTGCGGTACACGTTCGACTCGGCGAACACTTCCCGCATCAGCTTGGCTACCTCGGCCAGCCACACCTTCACGGCGTGGACCTTGTCGAGGGAGGCGTTGCCTGTGGAGAGTCGGAACCATGGGCGGGCGGGGCTGGTCATGCCAGCCATCAGCCCAGCACTCAGGACGTTCAGGCCACGCTTGGCGCTGCTGTCGTAGACCTTGCGGCCTCGCTGGACCTTGCTGCCTTTGTTGACATCCGACGCAAAGAAGCGGCCAGAGGTGGGGAGGATGTAGTCGGCCAGATCCTGCCAGTCCGTGATCCACGAGGAGCGCTCAGACCACAGCGCCGCCTTGCGTTTAAGGTAGCGCTGCTTGTCCGGGATCTCGGGCTTCTTGACTGGATCGGCCATGGGTTACTGGCCCAGCAGGGTTGTCTTGCTCAGGGCCAGCTGGTTGCGCTCAACGCCGCCAGGGCCTGTCAGGAGGGTGGAGGCTGCCATGCCCCCGTTCTGGGCCATGCCCTTGCGGCCTTCAGCGGTGGAGCCGAACGCGCCTTGCTCGACCTGCTTGACCTCTTGAGGCTTCTGGACTTCCTTGATCGCTGGGGTGCTGTTGCCGCCGAAAAGGCACATGGTGGGCTCCGGTCTTTGGGGACGATGGGCCGGATAGTAGCCCCAGCCCCGCCCGTTATGCGCCCGGCTAGAAGCCCGCCAGCGGGTCGTAGTCCAGCGAGTCGGCCCGGGCCTCGCGCTTGCCGCGCTTGATCTTGGCCAGGTTGGGTGTGTCCATCTGGGCCAGGATGACAGCGCTGGCGCGGTCGGGGCTGCGCCCGATGCGTTCGATGATCTTCTCTCTGCTCTCCACCTGGATGCGGATACCCGACAGCGTCCAACGTGGGGCGCACAGGTCGGCCAGCAGCTCAGGGTCTGGGGGCAGGGCGGTGCCCAGGTCGTTCTCCGGGTCCAACGCGTCGCGCAGATCCCACCACAGCTGGCTGCGCAGGTTGGCAAAGCGCAGACGGCCGGAGCGGTCGTTCTTGTGGGATGCCTCGGCCACGTTCACCCCGATCACCTGGATCTGGGCTTCCTTCATCAGGTCGTAGGGGCTGGCCCCCACGCCGATCACGTCGATGTGCACGGGTGCAGAGTCACGGCGGACGGCGATCACCTGGCCAACGATGTGCTGGCCTGACGGGGTGTCCTTGCCAGGCAGCACGATGATCTGGTCGTACCAGTTGCCGTGCCTGTTGCAGATGGTGGTGCTGTCCTTGCCGCCCCGGGCCACGTCCACGCCCATGCTGTCCATTGGACCCTTTGGGCTCTGCGGCTTCCACCGCAGCATGGCAGCTTCAACCCAGGCGGTGGGGATCACCTGCCACGGGTCATCGGTCATGCCGGCCTCGAAGTTGCCGAACAGCATCTGCGAGCGCAGTGGCTCAGGCATGGCCTGCAGCACGGACATGTAGCCTGTGCCGCTCAGGTAGGGGTTGTCCGAGATCCGCGACGGGATGAACGTGCGGCTCTGGGGCGTGATGATCTCTTCGGGCGTGTACTTGGATGGGTCAAAGTCGAAGACGGGCTTGCCCCCTACGACCACGAACTGGCCTGGGTTGGCCTTGCCGAACCACACGTCCTTGCTGACCCCGTTCTCGCCAGGGATCATGCCCACCCACCGCAGCTCACCTGGCATGGCACGGCCGTCAGGCCCCACGTACTTCTTGTCAATCCATGGCGCAAAGAAGTTCACCACCCAGCGGCCTTCAGCCGATGTCGGTGGGTTGAACGTCATGAGGGTCTGGCTGTGCTGGCCTGTCACGGTGGAGCGAACCCAGCCCATGAGGAAGCGCACCTGGGCCTCCAAGAAGTTGGCTGCCTCGTCAATGACCAGCAGGTCCTTGGGCCGACCCTGGTGGCCCTTCTCGTCGCCCAGGTTGGGCACAGATGCCAGCTCAATCTGCAGGCCATCGCGGCGCCAGATCTTGTCCTGGCCGTTGTAGCCATCGCGGCCACCGAACAGCTCAGTCAAGCGATCAATGATGCCCACGAGCTCAGTGCCCACCCGCCGGAACATAGCGGTGCGGGTGTGCTGGGTCAAGGCCTTGCCACAGGCCAGGTCGGTCTTGCCCCCGCCGGCTGCACCGCCGAAGCCAATGACGTCGGCCATGGAGTTGTAGGCCATGGTCTGCGGGCCAGGCAGTGGCCGCCACACGAGGGTGTCGATGTCTGAGGCAATGAGCTCGTCGAGCTCCGCCTGCTCTTCAGGCGTCAGGTAGGCCTGGAGCTCTTTGATCTCTTTGGGCGTCACCCGATGTCCTTGCGCACCTTGGCAAGCTCCATGAGCGCCGCGATACGGGCTGCCTTCTTGGTCTCGTCCAGCACCGTGACGGGGCCACCGTTGGCGCCGGTGATCTCCTGCTTGTCGCCGTACACGTTGCGGCGCCGACCTTTGAGCACAAAGGTCAAGAGGCCATCGCTGTGCTTGCGGACGGTGAGGGGTACGGGCTGGCCGTTGGAGTCAAGCACGGGGCTGAAGGACTCGATACCCTCCTCGCTGACCTTGCGCTCATAGGCCCATGCCAGGCGGCCCTTGTCGATCACAGGCTCGTGCCAGCCCTGCACCGCGCGGCGGTAGGCCTCGGCCTCGGCCTTGTCGATAGCGGTCTCCATGGCGTCATCCCATGCCGCCTTGAACTCCTCGTCATCTTGGTACTGGCGCCAGGCGGTGGATCGTGCGATACCAGCCGCGTCGCAGGCATGGCTGATGACGGGCATGTTGCGCAGGGCTTCGAGGAAGATGGGCTTCCAGTCGAGTGAGGCGGGAGTGGGCATGGAGGTACTGTAGCGGGCCTTGGCTGCGTTATACGACCTTGCGGAAGGCCACGGGTGCCTGGCCCCTGATTCGGCCGCTACAGACGTCCCTGACGGTCGACTTGCTGACCACCAGCTTGCCGTCGTCGAACTTGTCCGCGATCTCGCGGTAGCTCAGGCCAGCCTCCCGCAGGTACAGGATCAGCTCAACGTCGGCGTTTGTGAGCTTCGCGCGGTGGTGGGTTTCGCCGACCCTATAGCCGCCAGCGGTCAGCCCTACCTTGCCAGTTGGAATATTTTTCCCGTTCATTCAATGGCCCAGCCGAATTGGAATTAGATTCCCGTTCAGGTGCAACTTGACCCCGTAACCGTGCAACACTGCAACACTGTCTATAGACAAGTGTTGCAGGTGTTGCACTTTATGGTTACTGCGCAACACTGCAACACGTGCACGTGTTGCACAAGTGTTGCAGTGTTGCACGCTAATCTGACCGCGAATTGGAGCCAGATTCCCGTTCATAGCGTCAAACGATGGACAGTGTGTCGTCATCTTT